AACCCCCGCCACCCTGGGTTTTATACCAAGGAGAAGTACGAGAAGACGTCAATCCCTTTCGGAAAAGACGGCCTCCCAACCTAGCCCGACTGGAGGGTCCGAGACCCAACCAATCTTATAACCGGCTACCGAGTCCCGGGGTTGAACCCCTGTGCTCGGAACACCGTAAAGGGCTAGAGCTAGCTGCACTGATGGTCTGTACCGGCTAAGACGCCGATATCGCGGTATTGGCAACCAAGCTCTAACATGACGGCACCCCTCGATCACTTTCGTGATAGGAGGGCGACCATGATGAAGAACAAGATCACCAAGATGCCGACCGCCAGTGCAATGTCTGATAGGAACAGGTATACGTGCCCTAATCTCCTTAGTTGCACGCCTCGTAACATCGGGTCTCCCCAGACGTACGAGTCCATTGTGGAAAGAAATCCAATCAGCAGGTTCATACGGACACTCCTTCAAAAAGAAAGGGCGAACGTCGTGGCCTGCGAAGAAGTCCCCACCACAACTTTCACGGAAATACCCGGTTCCAAAGCTCTTCCTCGGATTTGGGTGAAAACCAAAGTACCGAAGAGCCCAGACGACATTGTCAAACTCTGCATTAGGGACGATGATGTCATCGCCATATACAGAAACAACATGTCGGGTAGCTCGACTACACGCCTCTTTCGAGATCGCGTAGAATATGAGGGATTCGAGTTCAAAGGTGAACCCGTTCCCCATTGAGCTAAACTTCTGGTTCCAATGCCAGTTCCCGTTGATGTAAGTTTTCTTACATCTCAAAGAGTCTAGCAACGAATACCACACAGAGGGTAACACCAAACGCACAAGGTTTGTGCAAATGGTATCGCTAGCTGATGAAAGATCAATGGTCGCGAGGGTCCCATCTCTGGAACCTTGCTCGGCTAGACGCCGATGCTTTAGCTGGCCTTCATCAAGGTCCACGCCTACTCGCTTGAGACGAGCCCGTATATGCGCACCGACCCCCAATTGGAGGAAGATGTTCACCCCAGGCTCAACGCAAATCCCCCGGTCTTTGACCGCGTCTTTAGGGACAGTGGTAAACCTGTTTCCAGGAACCACAGAGATTAACCATTGATTGTCCTCGCGAAGCGATCTCCCCCAAGCCGTTCTTTCAATGAACGGCAAGAGGTCGACCGACTCGCTAGTACACGTCAGTCCATGTTGAATTTTCTCACCAAGGGTGACGTCACCACGTGTCTCGAAAGTCGTCCCTTTCCCAAACCGGCCCCGGATTTCGTCCGGGAGTGGTCCGAGGATAGAACGGATACGCCTCTTGACCCCCTGTATGAAATCATACAGGCGGTGATCTCTAGCCGACTCAAAGGTCGGGTAAGAGATCCAGCGGTCCAACCTAACGTTGCTTTCGCAACAAAGGGCTTCGCACTTGAAGAACTCTTCAAAAGCGGCCTTCTTCCTATCGGTTTTCAACGGTAGAAAGTTAGCCTTGCGAAGTATCTCTATAGCCTGAGCATCACGGAAGTAACGCTCAGAGTGTAGATATAGACTGGGATCTGGCCGGCGCTGCGCCAGCTGGTCCCACTCCCCATATTTCGCCTGCAAGTAGCAAGCGAGTGATACGGGTGTATCGAGCGCCTCCCAGAGATGGGAGACAATCTTGTGGACATTAGCATCCATAAAGACTCCAGTGCTGCGTAATAGCAGTCCGAACAGTGATGTCGACGTTAATGTATGTCTATGTCGGGGCAAAACCCGTCGAATTGACAGAAACCATTAGCGTCGTGTCCAGCAGATTAGCCGCTTGTGCGGCGAGCTGCAGGGCATCGGAGTCCAACATCCCAGGAGGGATGGCGAAGTGGAAGTTACAAAACCCCACCCCTTGGACCACTTGGATACCATCGGCATCCTCCACAAAGGAAGGATATGAGATGGTCCCATTCACGTGTCGAACGCCTCCTTGAGAGGATTTGCTCGTCACGCGAAATTCCGGCCGAACGGCCGGGGAGTCGCCAATGGTGTCGGACCGCCAAACGGCGGCAGAACCGTCACCAGAGGCAGGTTGCTTCAGGGTCCACACGATATCCGTGGAGCCGTCAGCCTTCTTGATCGTAAGATCAGCTGCTTGAGGCATGAGTATGTACTCCTACAAACCCCTAAGGGTCTTTAAGAAAACCCAGAAGTAATGATATGGCTGTAGCCGCTCGAGTGACAGAAAGTCCCTTGAGCGGACGCAGCGACACAGAGGGTCCGGGAATCCCCCCGCGCCGCTTCATCCCTACAAGATCAACAGAGCCGACCGCTTGATAAGGGCCGGACCGTAAGTCAAGTAGGTCTTTGCCTTTAGCATAAATGGTATGCTGTGGGTAACGAAGCGAGACCCCCACTAAATCAGTGGAGGACCCTAACCACAGGCCGACTGTGCTAAACCAGTCGACTAAGAAGCTGAATGGGATTAACTCCCATATCAGCGTAGCTGGGTTGATCAATCCCAGTTGGTTGAGGCGCAGTAGCATAATGTCCTGTACAAGGACTTCTGCCTGCGTACTACATATCGTTACACCATCCCAATAATGGCGTTTGATGGAGAAACCTAGCCCATCCGCGATCCAGTACCGCTGCGTTTTCACAACAGCAGCACCGCGAACGCGCACGGGCGGGAACCCACCGTCCACTATCTTGATAGCGTTGTAGATATCCGAAATCATCGGACTCCAACCAAAATGCCACTCCAGGAACAACGCACCGGCATTTCTGCCAGTACGTCGAACTGAAGAGAAGGCCTTATTGCGCAAGCTTCCCTCTGCGAAGAGGTAATCGAACGCCGTCGGCAGGTCAAACCGACGTAAAGCCCTAACTCCATTTGCCAGGCGAACAGCCCGGTTAGTGATAAGTCGCATAGCTTCTCGCTTCTCAGCGAGACCGACCGCGAGCCCACTAGTATCTCCACGGATCTGGGATATGAACTTTTGATAGCTCATATTTACCGCGTCCGTGTAGCCTATATAGCGCTCGTCGATGTCCGCGCCTGAACTCCAATTGGAGAAGGCGGTCCATGCAGGGGACACATTCAGCCCGTAGATCTCCCAAGAGGGATCACTATAGGTGATATGGGTCCTCCCTATTAGCCTGGTATAATCCAGGGGTTCGGCAGTTCGGGGACTCCTCCGATATCCGGCCTTTAGGTCATAAAAGCTGGGCATCCGATCGGTCACCGAGTTGTGCGAGGTTACAGTCATGTTGATCTCCTAGGGGTGTAACGCCCCAGGACATAACTGTACAACGTACTAGGGCTATCTCTAGTACGAGGGCTCCCGCGAG